TATATGTAATCTATTTTGTTCAGACCAAATTACTTGATCAGAAGTCATTGGCATTTCAGCGCCAACCATTCTTAAGAATCCAGATAACGTTCTGTTTCCATAACGCTCTACTTCTTGTTCATAAATTTCTGGTAAATACTGCTGAGCAAAACTGTTTGTGTTCTGCGCTCCAGCTGCATTACTGTTAAATTGTAGGTAGTTACTGTTTAAAATCTCTTGCTGTGAAGAAGGGATTAAACTACCAAATTGAGGAGTTAAACTCATAATTGTTTGTTTTTTTAGTTAAATTTTTTTGTTTTAATTTTCAGTTTTGTAGAATCAGCACCTGAAATAGCTTTAACTTTAAATCCGTTTAAAAACACTTCTCCCTGAGTAGATCTAGCTTTAGTACTACTTAAGTTTTTAGAACTGTTTACAACTTCTTTTACAGCATCTGCTTTTCCTTGCTCATAAAAATGAGCGGCAATTTTATCTACGTTGTCAGCGGCATACATAGCTTTGTGATAACCTTTCGTGTCTTTAACATTACCATCTGAGTCTAGGAACTTCCCGACAAGGTTGTTAATATTTGATTGGCTTTCTGCAACTTTATCACGATTCTGAATATTATACTTATAGCTTTTTTCACCAACTTTAATATCGAAACCTTCGAAATTGTCGTTAAAATGCTTTTTAGTATTTTCTTTGAATTGTGCATGCTGTTGCTCAGCTTGCTCTTGCTGCTTATTATATCGGTTAAAAAAGTCCATAGCTTTTTGTTGGTCTTGAGTAACGCCTGGTCTCAACTTGATCTCATCGTAATACTTACTCTTTGTTTCCTCTAAATAGCTTTTGGCTTTTGCAACTTCTTCTTTAAACGCAATTTTTTTCTTGCGCGCATCTCTATCTTCGTCGATATCTTCATCAATGATAAAGTCTTCTAATAACATATCAATGTCTTCACCTTCTAAATAAGGCTTTTCTTTTTTATAATACTCTTTTAATAATGTAACATCATCTACTTTTGAGTAGTCTGCATTGAGCCTTGTATAGTCCTCTATTGTCCCACCTGTTTCTTCCATAAATGAAACTAGCTTTTCAATATTTTCAGGCAACTGTTTGCCTAATACTTTTTCATCTCTTAAAGCTTCTTTAACTTCAGCCTCAACTTGCTTGACTTCAGTCTCTGTTACTTCTTTGATCGGAGAAAACCCTTCAACATCCTCGTTGGACTCTTGTACAGGTTCTCCCACCTCTGCGCTATCTCCGGATGGTTCTTCCACAGATACTTCCTTTGTTTCTCCGACTTGAATGGCATCTTCTTCTTCTTTTTTAGGAATTACTACTTTCTTAACTTCTGGCTCTAACTCAATTAATGGCTCTTTAATGTTTACCTTAACTGGCTCTTCACTTACGTTTGTTAATTTTTTTGGAGTTTTCTTTTTTAATTTAAACTCACCCTCCTGCTTAACAGGTTCATTTGTTTTTACTTCTGACATAATATAATATAATTAAATAGTTGTTACTTTCTACATGAAAGCTTGCATACCCTGATCGGGTTGGTTTTCAAAGTCAATTGGCAAACCATCGTTTTTTCTTTGGCTTATTAATTCACTTTGTTGCGTAGCCTCCATTTTGCTACGTTTATCTTTACGATCTTCAATTGAACCTTCTTTTTGTTGGATTGCCTGAACATCTAATTGTTTAAGTTGCATATCGTACTGAAACTTTGTTTGCATTTTTTGCGCTTCTAATTGCGCTGCTATTTCCATACGTTGTATTTCCATTTGGCTTGTAGCTTGCTCAAATTGTACTTTAGAACCCATTATAGCTTCTTGTTTTTGCACTTCAGCCATAGCTGTTTTTTCTGCCGTGTCTGCTTGCGCTTGTCCTTGAGCAGCAATATTAGCCTGCTGGCTAGCTTGATCTTGTTTAGCTTTTGCTTTACGTTTTATTTTAAGCATTTGATTAGCTAACTTAAGATTTTTAATCTGTCTTAAATCTATAGCGTCTTCTAAGTTTAAACTGCCTTGTTGTAATGAAACTTGTATATTTGCTTCAAGTTGCGCTAGCTCTTCATCGTCTGGCTCTAACTCTAAGAATATACCAAAGTCATGCAAGTTTAAATTAATTACCTCATCTAAAGTTTTTATATTAAAAGTCGATATAGAGTTTTGTAGTGCACTTCTTGTAAGCGGAAATTCTAAAGCATCTGCTATTTTAAGAGCAATGTTTTCAGCTAATTTAAGCGTTATGTAGAGACTAGACTGGTTAATATGTCTAGTAGCAACATTGGACGCGTTAGCAGCCATCTTTTGCAGCCCTACAAGCGAGTTCTTGTCCATTGCAGTTCCGTCTCTTGCTTCATTTAAGCCGGTTACGTCACGTATCATTTGTAAATAGTATTGATACGTTTGTATAAGCGCTCCTATTTTAGCTTGGCCAGATGAACTGTTAAGTTCTTGGATAGGCACTTTACCGGCATTCATATCACCGTCTTGTGTAAGTGATCTACCTACAATAGAACCTGTTTGGAAATACATATTAAGCGCTTCTGCAGGATTGTAGTTTGTGCCATTACCTAAATCAACTTCTGCAAGTCCGTCCATATCTAAGTACACACCGTCTGGTACCATACGAGATAAAACTTGTTGCAGTTTTAAATGAGTTAATTGAATCATATCTGCAAAGCCAATACATTTGCTTACAATAGACTCAATTCTTCCTTTATACATTCTAGGCGCACATATAGCATAATTCATTTCAACCTTAGTTGTATCTGCGGTTGGTCTTGACATGTTTTCTGCCAACTCCCATTTAAGCATATCATTATTGCCTAATACTTTTGCCCCCGTGTATAACACCTCAATAGATCTTGACACTCTTTCAAAGTTATCATTTTCTGGTGGATTAAATGAATCTGGCTTTTCTAAAGCTTTTAGTAATCCTTGTTCTGTTTGCTTTATTTTAAATACTTGATTGTGATATGTTTTGTACTCAAAGTATAAAACTTGAACTGTATTTTCATCATAATTACCCCAGCCTGTTACATACTGACTATTGCCTGGCATTTTTTGAATTCTTTCAAGCTCTTCTTCTGATATGTTTGGAAACTCTTTTTTAAGCTCAGGTATAGTTATAGACTTTACTTCGCCTACGTAGTATATGTCATCAAAGTTTGGATCCTCTGTGTAAGAATAAATAGCATAAGCTGGATCTACATAATCAACCGTTACGCCTTCTGCAGTATTAAAACCTGTTTTAGCAATAGCAATTCCCAAAACAGTTAAGTCCATATTTAATCTTTTTCTAGTAAGATCGTATTTGTTTTGAGCAAGCACAGATGATATAGCTTCTTCTTCTGCTATTTCAACCGACTGCTTATAGCTTAATTGCATATGAAGCTCAAGCTCTTCTTTAGACTCTGGTATTGTATCTATGTTAGGTGTTTGGTATAAATCAATGCCTAACGTTTGTTTTAAGCTATCTAAATATTCTTTAGCAACCATATCCTCATAAAGCATAGAAGCATAATCTGTTCTTTTCTTTATTGATTGAGGATCCTGTGCATATGCTTTTATATCATAAGACTTACCCGAAATACCGTTAACTACTATATCTACAAATTTAGACAATATAGGCACAGGTTTCCAGTCTAAGTTTAAATAAGATAAATCGCCGTTAATTGACAATTCATCTTTATACTTTTGTATTGATTGCTCTCCTCGAGCATATAATCTTAATTGGTGAAATTGATTCCAACTAGTTAAATATCTATTACCGTTAGTTCGACCTTGACCAAACCATTCGTATTCAATAGCCTGCCCAACTTGCGTACCATATTCCAAACTTGCTTTTTCTGCGTCACTTACTACCTGACTTGGAAAAGCGCTGTTCGTGTTAGTATATATACTCATTTAACTTATTATTTTTGATATTGAACCTTTGTTGTCGTATTTTTTAATTCCTAAATCGACGGGCAGTGGCCTTTCTCTTTTAGGACCTGTCGTGTAGCGATGTTTGTTACATGCCATTAATGCTAAGCCTGAGCTAATTGATGCATCGTGTTTTGTTCTGTTGTTAATATTAAACTTTGCCCAATCTTCCAGTGTTCTTTGAAAGTACACGTCGCCGTAACCTGTTTCTTTAAGGCCTACAAATTCATTTACATATGTTTCTATAGCAGCCGCATGGGCTTGTTTTATATCTTCACTTGAGTTTGGTATACCGCCTAGCTCTTTTTCTGTTACTGATAATTTATTATATTTCCTGTCTGGTCTGTTGATTGAATAACCCCTGTAGCCTCTTCTTTTAAAATGATATAATAAACGAGGCTTATTATTTTCAGCTAGTATTGGCATTCCGTAAAACACGCATGCCATCAATACATCTTCAAAAAATATTTCAGCAGTTTGAGGTCTAGCTATATATTCTAAAAAAAAATGGTTAGGAGGTACGTCCTCCATACTAAACTTCGTTAAACCGTGTAGAGCGCCTTTGGATCCTCTGCCGTCCACAGTCCCTGATATATCATATGGATCACAGCCAAATGCTCCACAATGCTCATTACCAGGATAATTAATACCATTCTTTATATATCTTTTATTTTGCAAGTTTGCTGGCGGAACCCAAGTTACTAAAAATCTACCGTCATTATTTGGAACAAATATTACTCTAGTATCTTTTTCCCCGTGCTCCCATTGAAAACTTCCTTTTGTTACGTTAATTGAATTTTTAAGATCTTCATTAAAATCTATTTGCTGGTATATCTTAGTCAAATTAAATAAAGATTGTTTTGATTCATCTCTAAATGCATGCTTTGTTGTACGCGGAAACTGTCTATAAAATTCATTTAAACCATCTTGATCTGATTTTAAGCCCTCAACTTCATTTTCCCAATACTCTATTACGCCTTGTGTTATTTTTGTTCCGTGCGGATCTTCAACTTCTTTTTTTGGTGTGTTGAATACAGGAAAGCCATAAGAATCAATGTATCCTTCGTAGTTCCATTCCATAGGTATGAACAAAGAATATAATCCTGAGCGAGTCTGTCCATTGGCGTTTCTTTGGGTAACATCTGAATCATGGTAAAGTTTTTTAAAATTATCGCCGCCTTTGTTTAATGAGTTCGACGTTGATCCCATCATACATTTCCCTATAACTCTAGAACCTAGCCGTAAGCAAGTTCTTGTTACCCTCCAGTTATTGAGTATGTTGGTCGGCCTTTCCCATTTGCCTGATTCGTCGTGGACGAGGAGTTTGAGTTTCTCTCCATCATAGGAGTTGTCGCCCGTGTTTTTCCAGTCGATGGTGGTGTCCAAACCGGTAATTTCTTGTACTTTCGTATTGGTGTCAAGCTTTCTACGGGTGAACTTGGACGCTGGAACTCTATAAGCGAGTTCGGTCTTTGGCCTGTCCATACCGTCCTGGATCGGTTTAAAAAAGAAGGGGTAGTTAACTGATATTGGGACAACTTTGTCAGTAAACATTTTCTTTGCATCGGGTCCAGATTTTGAGAGTATACCAAATCTAGCATCTGTAGATATTGTTGCCTGGTTAACGGTCTCCCCACTTGCCATAAACGAAAATCCGGATCTTCTATTCTTAAGATAACACATTCCGTAGGATCTATAGTCAGATTTACAAGCCTCCCAGAATATGTAGAATAATCTGTTGGACTCACGAAAGTCCGGCTGCCCGACGTCAATCTTACTCCACTGCAGGTACATGTAATTAGTACCAGTGATATAAGTAGGAACACCTTTGTTAATAAACCAAAAGCCTTCTTCGCGCCTTGTAAATTCTTCATCAATATAGTCATACCATTTTTCTTTAAAATCTAACGGGTATTCTTCCCAGTCAAATACAGATTTAATTTTTTTTAATTCTTTTGGGTATTCAGAATAAGTCCATTTATCATTTTCAAATTCGACTACATTAGCTTTTTTAGGTAAAGCTATTTTTAAGTTTTGTATTTCGTATATTTCTCCTATCTCACCTGTTTTACTTATAACGACAAGATCGTGTTCTTCGTTATAGCCATATTCCCATTTTTTATACCTATTCATTCTTTTAAGAACTTTAGGTTTTACATGGTCTTTTAATACTTTATATAAAGTTTGTTCGTACATTACTTAGATCTACCTTCAGCAAAACCTCTAAAAGATTTCTCTTGTTTAACATCTTTTGGTTTTTCTTCCAAAAGCTTTTCTTCCTCTTCTATTCTACTAAGTATTTCAAAAGCATCGAAAATAGCTAGCTTCTTTGTAGCTGCAGCGTTTTTTAATCTATCAGCAGATATATCATCATCTGAGTCAACTATTTTTTCTTTAGCTACTTGAATTAATTCCTCAACTGCTTTTTGCCCAGCCAGGATTATATTCTTTTTCGTCTCCTTTATATTCATACTTTAATAAAATATCATTAGATTCCATACAGTAAAGTCGTTGATCATCAACTATGAACTCAAACTCTCTATTGCTTTTGAATCCAAGTAAGTCTCCTTCGGCTATTTCTAGCGCTTCTAACGAGCTATTACCAATTTTTAGTATACCAACATCCTTACGCTCTTTATCCATTGAGAAACTATCGTTATTCTCTATTGGCATTAAGAAACATCTGTTACCTACAGGTTTCCATTTACCATTTCTTTTGTATAAATAAATTTGATCTGGTTGGCAAAA